GACGCGCAGCCACTCGAAGGCAAAATCTTCGGCTATTTCTCCGAAGTCGCGCTGCTCATCTCCCGCCGACGCTTCTGCCTTCTCACGCCTGCGTTTGTCTGCCGGGGCATCCGCCTTGTAGCTCTTGAATGCAACGCTCGCACCCATCCGCATGAGCGTGCGGACTTTCGGCTTGGGGTCGCCGTCAGCGTTGCACACACCGGCAACGACATAGCGGTGAACTAATAGGCTTGCGGCCTCACTCGTATGGTAACCGCCGCCGTCAGCATCTAGCTCGCTGACGATCTCACGCACGTCGTCGCTTAGTTTGTTCATTGACGAACCTCCTGTGCAGTTCGCTGATCCACGCGAACGCCGTTTCTAGTTGCGGGCCGAAAACGTGGTCAAAGCCGTCGAAACGCTCGGCAAATAATTCATTCACCGGCACTTGTTCGTTGATGTGGCGCAGGGCACGCAGAGCAGCCGACCAATTCTGCGCCGCCGGCGTTTCCAGCTCGCGGAGCTTCGCCTTGGCTATGTCATTGAGAAGCGGCGGGGGGTTTTGTGCAGTCTGCGAACAATTCGCTCGCTGCACAGTGGTTACCGTGCGTGGTGAAACACCGACGGCTTCCGCGACCTCACGATGCGTCTTGCCCTCATCCTTCAACTGAATGATCTTGGCATCACGCTCTGTCCTGTCCGCCTCAGCTTTGGCCTTGACGGGTTCGCGCGCCTTTGCCGTCAGTTTCTCTGCCCAACGTCCCGAGCACTGCAACAGCGCCGCCACCGCCTCCGGGTCGGCCGGATCGACAAGCCTATTGCGGCATGCAGTCTCGTAGGCACGCGAGTAATCCGTCGCTCCGCGCTGCAGCCCGTGCTTAGCATTGGCCGCGAGCGAATGCAGCAACGCATCACGCCGCGTGCCCTCGCGGATGTCTGCCTCAATGCCGTCCGCATCAATAACCTTGTGCGCGTGCCAGCGGTGAAACCCATCTGCCAGCCACAGCACATCGCCGTCGCGGAACGCCACGACTGGCGGAAACCGCACGCCATCGACCAGTAGTTGCACGTAGTTTTCCAGCACGGTGCGGTCGATCGCCGCGCGTGGCTGTAATTCCTCGTCGAGCGTCATGGCGTCTAATGCAAGGATTGTCATGCCGCCCTCTTCTCCACGAGCAAGCAGGCGAGGCAGAAATTCTCATCCTGCCTCGCCCGCTCCAGCAGGATGCCGCTCTGGCGTACAGCGTCCCTGCCAGCTCGCACTGCCTGCGCTGGCTCCCCGCACCGGCAGCAGCGTCGCGCCGCGAACCGCATCGCCAGGTCCGCGGTCGACGCTTCGATATCGGCGCGCTGATCCGGCGTCATGCCGCCACCCGCATCGGCCGGGTGAGGCCCCACGCAACGACGGTCTGAAATACCTGGGGTTTCGACCAGCACACCTTGACCGGGATACCAGCCGCGATCAGCCCCTTGCAGAATTCCTTCTGGGCATCGCTCAGCGGCTCGTCGGCATTGCGTTTCAACTCGATCGCGAAGCCGCGGCCCTGATGCCAGAACAGGATATCGGTGATGCCGCGCTTCACCCCACGGGCCTTGCGCTTCATCGCTTCGACCAGGCCAATGGGGCGCCCAGTGCGACCGAGCCGCTGATCCAGCGAGTGCGCGTGATCGACGGACGTCCACTGCACATCCGGCAACAAAACGACGTGCAGCATGCGCGCGATGTCCATTTGGAGGTCGTGCTCGGACTGCTCTTCCTCGACGAGCCTGAAGCGCGGTCGGGCCACGACGCGGTGGCCCCGTTAAACCAGTTCGGCTTGAACCTTTGCGGGTCGGCCGCGCTTGCGCGGAGGAGCTTCGCCATTGGCGTTGCGGCCCATCTCGCCGGCGATGACCTCTTGGCCCTTCAGCCAGACTTTGTGGCCCTTAGCCCACGACCGGCTCCAGGCGGCGTGCTCGGCCGATCCGGCTTCGTGCGGGTTAGCCTCGCGCTCATCGCCATTCCTGCCCGCGGCGGCGCCAGCATCGCCGGCAGCCCACTCGCGGTGCTCGGCCGCGGCGTTGGCGTCGGCTGCCGGGGGCGTCGTGCCGCCGAACAGTCCGAGCTGTGAGCCGATCGGCAGATCGAGCCATGCGGCGTAGGTCTGGAGATGGCGCATCTGCATTTCAGCTTCATCGCTGTCGAGGTCGGCCAACCGTTCGAGCAGCTTGAGTGCATCGAGGTCGATGCCGGCACCCTTGGCAGCCTTCTTGGCGCGGGCAACGGCCATGGCCGTGTCGGCGTGCGCCGATTTGCAGTCGCGGATTTCGCGGTAGTGCTTGAGGAAAGTCTCGGGCGGGACGTTGTGGCTGCGGGCTTCGGCCAGCGATGCTGCCATGTTTATCTCCTATTGTTTGTTATTTCCCCGGCTGCGTCGCAATTCCGCCGCAGCGTCCGCCAGCGACTGGCGCAACGCCGACAAGGTGCTGACAACCGATCCTGAGCAGGTCCAAAGCCTCACCCAGCCCAGGCGCAACTCTGGCACCAGTCCGCCAGATATCCCCCAGCCGCATCGACCAATTTCGATTGCCCATGTCCTCACCCATCGCCCCGAGCGGCGCGGCGTTCTGCGACGAGGCGGTTCACCTCATCTGCGAGCGTCGTGCATTCCGCCATCAGGTTTAGGAGCTTCTCGCCATTCGGAGCATGGGTGCCGGCGAGCCAATTCTCGGCAGTGCGGGGCGTGGTTCGGGCGTGACGTGCCAGCAACTTTGTGGCGTGCTTCAGCGGCCCGTATTCCCGGCGCAGCACATTCAGAACTACATCGCTGTAGGTAACGGTCGCTAACACGGCTTGCCCCCGAAAGTTTCGGTGGGACTTCCCGCTATTGTGCGGCATGTGCCGGCTCCATCGTGCGTGACGACGGAAGCAGCAACAGAAGACATGAACCAACCCGCGCGGAAGCCTGGCAGCAGAGGCGCGGAGGTGGTTTCGACCATCAGGCGGCTTCGGCTGCGGACCACAAGTCGGGCCGCAGTAGGTGCTTTGGAATGCCGAGCTTTTTCTCGATCTTCCGTGCGGTCTCTGGGTTGATGCGCCGCTTTTGGCGGCGCCATAGACGCACAGCTTCGGCGGTAACACCGGCCGCGTTGGCGAGGTCTGTGTCCGTGAGGCTGTGCTCGCGCATGTAATCGGCGAGAGGCATGCCTAACCATCCAACAAACCGTTGGAATGGTCAAGAACGGAATGTAGCGTGCGTGCCCAACCAGACGTTGGCACTTAGAGGCGTGCTCAAGGACCCGGCAGCGTCTGAAGCAACGCGCCAGTTTGCGCTCGTGTTGACGGCCACTCGTAAGTGGTATGGCCGCGGGACGGGACGGCCAGGACTCGACAAGGAAGAATTTGCTCGAGATCTCGGTATTGAAAGTGAGCGCTACCGCCGCTATGAGCGAGGGGAGACAGAACCGCCGGTATGGCTGCTCGCCTCAATCCGTAGGCTCACCGGTGTAAGCCTAGACTTTCTCCTGGCACGCATGCCGCCTGGCCATACCTTTAATCTAAACGATTTTCCGCCTGATCATCCACGTCGGCACCGCGTAAAGGCGCCAGTGGAAGAGTAGGCCGCGGCCGTCGCCGCTTCGGCGGACAATTCGCCTCTGGCATTTTCGGCATCGTGGGTGGCTTCGATGGGGACGCCTCTCCATCAGCTCTAAACGTGCGCATCGTCACTCCAACATTTTGTTGTTGACACATCCAACGGACTGTTGGATATAGCCGAGGCTGCCAACCTGGCAATCATGCCGAACGGCGGCAACGGAGGAACTAATGACTGATACCCAAACAGGGTGGGAGCCGGCCTTTAAGCTCGACCTTGACACCGCCAACGCTAATGCGTTCGCCGAGATTGTCGCGAACTTCCACAAATGGTCGGAAACGCAACCGCCGCTCAGCACGATGAACAGGCCGAACGGCTGGTACGATGTGACAGCGGAAATGGCCGAAGAATTCTTGCGGCGCAACATCGCCAACCGCAAGCCTTCCTTACAGACGGTGCGCAAGTACTACGGTGCCATGAAACGCGGCGAGTGGCGCCGCACCGGACAGCCGCTTCTGTTTAATGCAGACGGTCGGGCGGAAGACCTACAACACCGTTGTTGGGCTGCGTATCTTGGGAGGGTTTCATTCCCGAGTTACATCATTACCGACGTTCCGACAGCTCCAGACATCTTCGCCTACATTGATGACTGCAAGCCGCGCAGCGCGGCCGATGCGCTGCAAACCTCGGGCATGAACGGCCTTTCCAACGCGATCGCGCAGGCGATCAAATTGGCATGGAGGTATCAGCACGAGGCGCTTTCGATCCTCAAACGGATTCCGATTGAGGAACTGTCGATCCCGCATGTGCTCGATTTCAGCCGGGCCAATCCAGCGCTTGCGGAAGCCGCGCATTTCCTCGTCACCAATCACGCCAAGGCGCTCGATGTGATCGGGCATAAGGGCGTGGCAACATTCTTCGTCTGGAAGGTGATCGGGCTGCACGACGCGACGACGCTGCACGATTTCCTGCATCCGTTGGGCACGGGTGCCAATCTGGATGAAACCAGTCCAATCCTTGCTTTGCGCAATCGGCTGTTGGCGGAAGCGAAGGAACTTGATCCGACGCACAAGCTCGCGTTGCTGATCAAAGGCTTCAACGTTGAACGCGCCGGCAAGAAGGTCGGCAAGAACGGCCTTTATGTGCGGGACAATGAAGCCTTCCCGCGCTTTGACGAGCAGGGCGAGATGCCGCTGGCGGCGGATTAACAAAAGGGGGCGGGGGAAACCCCGCCCTTCTGTCTTTTGTGGAGTAAACAATGCGACCCGACTTGCACCCGGCTTGCGCTACATTTCCAGCGCTGCCCGATCACGATCTGAAAGAACTAGCCGAGGACATCCGCAAGAACGGCTTGCTAGAGCCGGTCACGCTGGCACCGGATGGCACGCTGCTAGACGGACGTTGCCGTTGGGATGCCTGTGAGATCGTCGGCATCACTCCGATCAGCGTCGTCTATGACGGAGATCCAATCGCCTTCGTGCTGTCGAAAAACAAACATCGGCGGCACATGGATAAATCACAGTTGGCGATGACAGTGGCAAGATTAGCCAATCTGCCGCAAGGCGGGCAATTGGATAATCAAAATGCAGTCAAAGACAAAACGAACCTTCTTCCGCAGAAGCTTCGTTCTCGTGAAGACCTATCAAAACAAAGCGGCATTGCTATATCCACGATTGATTATGGCAGGGTTGTTCTCACCAATGCCGAGCCGCACATCATCGCAATGGTAGATGGAGGCAAGGTTTCTGTCCGCGCTGCTGCCGAAGCCGTGCGCAGGACCGATCGCGCCAAACAAGTTAACTGGACAGAAGCGGACGTAAAGCGCGAAGGCGGCAAGGTGCTGAACTCTTATCCGTCGAAGCAAAAGCCCGCGAAGCCGAATTCACAACCGGCGAAGCGCATCGAATATCCGAAGATCGCATGGCCGACCAGCGAGGAAGCTGAATATCCCGACGCAAGTATGTCAGAAGCCGATCAGCGTGCATGGTTCAATAAGTACGGGCACACACCGTTGCACCCCAAGACCGTTAAGGACTTGCTCGACGCCGATGGTCTGACCTCAGGCTTAGCCGCCAGCCTTACCAGCTTGAACTATGCGCGCCATCCGGATGCGGAAACCTTCTTCGACCTCATCGATCTGATGCTCTCGCATGTGCGGCAGCGGGACGCCACGAACGGAATGCAAACCGATTTCGCGGCCAAAGGGCGCAAGACGATATCCTCGCTTGAACAGGAACTGCCGAAGGCGATCACGCTCTTGCTCGCGCTCGAAGCCGGCCTGAAAGCGCGCAGCGCGAATTGTCCGGAAACTGCCGTTCATGTTGCCTGATCTCGCCCTCGACCAATGGCTTGCTGCCTGGGCCTTGCGCCTCAACGCGCTGTCCACCCGCTGGTATCTGCGCCCGCTCCGCCCGCAGCTCGTGGCGCTCGGCGCCGAATGCCAGCACCGGGCCGGCGAGGCGCGCAGCATGCGCAAAATGCTCGACGAAATCGTAGGCGCTTCGCACGAAGAGGCGGTCGCGGCGCCCATGCGAGCATTGGCGGAACTGGAAGCCGCGGTCATCCGGTGGCAGCGATGAGCGCGCCGTCCGCGTGGTCGATATCGCAGCTCCTCGCCATTGCCGTCTCGCTCGCCTATGCGCTCGACGCCAGCGCCGAGGACGAATGGGACAGCGCCGATCTCCGCGCCGCCCTGCGCGACGAGGGCATTGATCCCGATCGCCTGCTGCAACGCTTGGGACGCTCGATCGTCGAAGACGAGAGCCAGGTAGCAGCCTCCAACACCCGCCTCGATGCGCTGATTGCGCGGCGCAATCGCTGGAAAGCGCGCGCGGAACTCAAGCGCGACACCTTCAGCATGATCATGCAAACGCTGAGAATGAGCAAATTTGTCGATACCGATTTCTCCGCGAGTCTGCGCGAAAATAAGGGCGGTGCGGTCGTCGTGGCCGATGAGGATGTGCCCAAGCTGCCGGATGAATACGTGCGCACCACCCGCACGCCGGACAAAGCGCGGATCAAAGAGGCGCTGCTCGACGGGCTCGTCATCGAGGGCGCGGCACTTACCCAGGGTGGGCCACCGATCCTCACGATCCGCAAAGGATGATCAGGCTATGAGCGCAGTCGTCAGCCACACACCAGGGCCGATGTTACATAAACCGGCGGCAACGGCGGATATTGATTTTCCCGCCTTGATCAGCACCGTGCTTGAGCGCGGTCTGGACCCGGCGGTTATCCAGTCGGTGCTCAAAATGTACAACGAGCACCAGGATCGCCGGCATATGGAGGCGCTCAACGCGGCGGTAGCGGAGGTGTGCGCCGAAGTGCTGCCGGTGATGCGCGATGCCCAGAACACGCACCTGAAAAACCGTTACGCGACGCACATCGCGATGATGACGATGCTACAGCCGCTATTGCTAAAGCATGGCGTGCGCGTCGGTTTCGACGTTGGCGCGTTGCCAGGTGAACAGCCGGTCGCGGAAGGCTCGGTCAGGATACGGATCGTGGTCGGATACGGCGCTTATTGTGAGCGCAGCTCGTATATCGACGAGCCGGTCTCGCGCGTGGGGTCGCAGGGCAAGCTAACCCAGATGACCGAAAACCAAGCGCTGTCGTCCGCCACCACGTATGCACAGCGCACCCTGCTGCGGCTGAAGTTCAACATCAGCACGCGCGAAGAGGACGACGACGACGAGGCATCGCGGCAAAACAATGGCTCGCGCCAAGATCCCAAAGCCATCGCCTGGAAAGACGACGTGGTGGCGCTCATAGGGCAGGCACAGACCGAGAAGGCATTGGATCAGCTGCGCCTGAAAATCGCCCGGAACTACGGCGCATGCAGAACCGCGTGGCCGAACATGGCGGCCGAGATCGACGCCGCCGACCTCGCCGCCCGCGAACGCATCCGCGCAGTCAAGTCGCCCGACGACTGGGACACCACAGCCGGCGACGATCCGATCGCCGAGCTGATCGCCGAGGTCGAGGCGATGGACGCCGACGCACTCGACGGGCTGAAGAGCAACGCTGCCTGGCGCGCCAAAACGCGCGATCTGTTTCCGCCCGACGAGGATCGGCTGGGAGACGCGATCGCCGCGCGCAAGTTGGCGCTGAAGGCTTCGCAATGAGCGACCAGCTACCTTTGCCAATTACGCTGGAGGATATGGTTGCCGAAATCGACGAGGAACTGCGCCACCGCGCCTACGTCTTCCCGCGCCGGATGCAGGGCGCCGGGCTGGCGCTGCGCAATCGGCTCCAGCACCGCCTCGATGTGATGCGCGCGATCAAGGCGCACCTGGAAGCGGAGCGCGAGCGCGTGCAGGCGATCCTCAACCCAACCCAGACCGAGGGCGACGCGACATGAACAATCTGCCGGCGCCGAAGATTTTTCCATTTCCGCCGCGCCACCAGGTCGGCAAAAGCTGGAACGAAATCGCAGGCGTTTTTGAGGCGCGCGGAGAACGCGAACGGCTGGCCGGATGGGCGCGATTGGGCGACGGCAACATTGCACAATTCGAACGACACCTGACGAAAGCGGAAACGCTTTTCGAAGCGGCGGCGTGGTGCCGCGGGCAGGAGCGTGAAGGGGCATGAGCGACGAGCGGATCACGGTCTACAATCAACGGTTCAGCGTGCCAGGCACCCTCGTCGAGACTGCCATCGGCACGGTGAAGATCAGCTACCACGCGCCGGGCGGAAGCCGCTCCGACTGGTTCCACGTCCTCGGCGATGGGCCGCGCGCGGGCCGGCGGATGGGCGATCCGAGCGACACGGCCACGCGCTATTCGATGTCACCGGCCGAACTGCCGGACGAGGCGGCGTGATGCCGTGATCGAAGAACCCGACCGGACGACGCTGATCGCCATGTGGGGCGCCTATCGCGACACGGTGCTGGCGCCGCTGCCGCGCCCCTTCACCGACATCGAGTGGGCGATCCTTGAGACGACCTTCTATGCCGCCGCGCAGTCGGTCCTGCGCTGCCTGCGCGAGCAGCCGGCGCTGTTCGTTGCCCTGCACAACGAGGCGGAGTCAGCCGGCAAGCGCATCCAGAGGAGGCTGATGTGATGGCTGACCGGCGGTTCCTCGAACGGCTATCGCGCGAACTCGCAGACGAAGGCAAGCTGATCGAAGCCGGCTGGGTCGCGCTGCGCGTGCAAGCAATTCCGCTCGACGCGCCAGCGGTTCAACTTCAGGAAATGCGCATGGCGTTCATGGCCGGAGCGCAGCACCTGTTCGCTTCGATTATGACGATCCTCGAACCGGGCGAGACGGAAACCGAGGCCGACCTGACGCGGCTGGATCATCTGATCAGCAAGGAGCTTGAGGCGTTCCGGCAAGAACTTGAATTGCGCGTCAGCAAGCCAGCGGGCACGGGATAGGGAGGGACGCCAATGGACGATCTGTATCTGATCTGGTCGCACGAGCACGGTGCGTGGTGGGGGCCGGATCGTTGCGGCTATACGACTACCATCAGCAAGGCCGGACGCTACACGCACGACGAGGCAATGCGTCTCTGTATCGAGGCGATGCCGGGCACATCGTCGAGGCTCGGCGCGTTGCCCGAACTGCCGGTGCGGCTCGCGGACGTAGAGGTGATGGTCGCGGCCTATGACACGAAGTTCGCCGACAGGCCGGAGATCTGGCGATGAGCATCGCCAAAGCCGACATTGCCGCGAGCGGCCCCATAGACGGGATGGGCGCGCCCGATTATCGCGGCTCATACGTGCTGATCAGTATTCAAGCGGATAACGGGGCCACGCACAAATTCCGCGTTTCCGAGGGCGGTGCCGACCAGTTGCGAGCGGAGCTGGTTGTGCTGCTGCGGCTCATGGCCGGCAGACAGCCGCTCGATCTTCGGACCGAATCATGCTAAACCGCACCGACCGCTTCTCCGGCGTAGAGGGAGTGGCGGGACCGGATGCAACCGGCCCCGCGCATTCCGCGAGAGACGCGGCATATCGCTTGGAGCAGTTCTATGCACACGCCTATCGGAACACCGCGCCCATCGGCGCGCTGGCTCGATGATACCGCCTCCCCCAGCCACCGGCAACGATTTGGCCACGCCGGACGACATGGCTGTGTGGCTGCATGTGACACGGCGGCAGGTGCTGCGATTGGTGCGCACCTACCACGTCCCCGTGCTGCGGCCCGCACGCTACGTCGTCCTGTTTGATCAAGTCGCGCGCGAAGCGCTGGAGGAAGCATGCCGCTCAAGGTCCGCCGACGCCGTGATACGGGGTCGCTTGAAATCTACGGTCGGGTTCGCCCCAGCGGCACCAAGATCGGGATCGCAGTCCGCCAGCGCGCTGGCTCTGATAACGAAGCAGTTGCGCGAGAAGAAGCAGTCGCGATCGAAAGGGAAATCCTCCGCCAACACCACCTCGGCGAGCGTCCTTCCGTTCGATCCTTCGCGGAAGCTCTGAAGTCTTATCTGACGTTCGAGCAGCGCACGTCGCGCACCCTCAAGGCATGCAAGCGGCTGGTGCCGTTCTTCGGTGAGATGCCGCTCGACCGCATCACCCAGGACACAATCATCAAGGCGCGCGCGGCGCTGCTCCGCGCCGACACCAGCAACGCGACGTTTTTGCGCGACGTTGTCGTTCCGCTGCGCGCGATCATGCGGCACGGGCAGCAGCGGGGCTGGGGTCCGGCGCCGGTGTTCAACGTGCCGCGGGTGAAGAAGGTCGCGCCATCGTTCCTGACGCCGGCGCAGGCCGAGGCGTTGATCGCGTGCGCGGCGCCGCACCTGCAACCGCTGCTGCGGTTCCTGCTGTGCACCGGCTGCCGGATGGGTGAGGCGCTGAAGCTCGACTGGCGCAGCGTCGATCTGGCGGGCGCGCGCGCGACGCTGTGGGAGGGCGAAACCAAGGGCGGCGAGCGGCGTGTGATTGCCCTCGTGCCGACCGCCCAGGAGGCGCTGAGCAGCTTGCAGCACCGGACCGGCCCTGTGTTCCTCACGCGCGAGCGTGGGCACTACAGGACGTCTGAGGCTTACGGCGGGCAGATCAAGAAGGGCTGGGCGACGGCGTGCCGCAAGGCCGGGATTGTCGGGGTGACGCCGCACGGCACTCGGCACAGTTGGGCAAGCTGGCATTACGCCGTGCACCGGGATCTGCTGCGCTTGAAACTGGACGGCGGATGGGCGTCCACATTGTTAGTGGAGCGGTATGCGCACCTGATGGCGTCGGGCGAGGAAGCGGCGGTGCTGGCGTTCTGGGGACTGCCCGCGAGCACGGGAGCGGAACGGGGTCTGGGGGGTTTGAAAGTTGGCTGATGTGGACTGCACTTTTTGCAAGGAGCACCCCCTTGGTAAGGGGGAGGCCGACAGTTCAATCCTGTCCAGCAGCACCACTCTAACCCCTTGAAAAGCTGCAAGAAAATGTCGGACCACCGGGAACGAAACAGGCATGAACGGTCGGGAAGATATGGCGAAAAGTGCCCCAAAGTGGAACGGCAGCGGAACTTGAAAATCGGTGGATACGCTGGCGTAATTAGCCGGGGCGGCCTCCCCGGCGGGCTAACATTCGACGGGGGTTGAGCGATGACGGATGGTCTGGAAGAAAGCGGTTGGGGCTGGCTTGAGTCCGATCTGGATGACTGGCTGGCGGCGGTCCTGCTGATGACACGCGGCCGGCTGACGAAGCCGCCCGACGATGCGCGGGCGCCATACAACGAGTGGGCGCGCGAGCACGCCGACCCCGCCGAACTCGACGCCGCCGTCATCGAGGTGCGCGCAATGACCCCGGCGCAGCGCGGCGAGTTCGTCCGCCCGTTTCTCGGAGATTTCGATGCGTGACCCTGACGACAGCACACCGCCGGTCCCGACCGTGCGCATGACAGATTGTGGCGACGGGAAGTGGTTCCTGCTCCTGCATATCAAAGTGAGCGCGAAAGCAATCGCAAAGATGGTCGCCGCATTGGAGGAGGCTGCTGCTGACGAACTACTGCTGCGCGAGGCCCTGAAGCGCGCTGGGGAGCCGCACGAATGAGCGACTTCGAGCTTGCCGGCGACAAGGTGCGCGTGACGCACGACGGCGATCGGACCACGATCCACTACGGCGACACGGGCACAGGGCGCGTCTGTGGCGGCTGTACGCTGTGCTGCAAGCTGCCGCCGATCCCAGGACCGCCACTGCACAAGCCGGCCGGCGCGCGCTGCCGCCACGCCCGCACGGGCAAGGGTTGCACGATCTACGCCGACCGCCCGTTCGCGTGCCGGACCTGGGCCTGCCGATGGCTCGCAGACAAGGAAGAAACCGCGGGCATGCCGCGCCCGGACCGCTGCCACTACGTGATCGACATCAAAGAGGATTACGTCGAACTGGTCAGCCACGCGGACGGCGCACGGGAGAGGATCGGCGTGGTGCAGGTCTGGGTCGATCGCGCGTTTCCCGACGCCTACCGCGCCCCCGAACTCCGCGCATACATGCTGCGGATGGCGACCGAGCACGGCATGGCGACGATCTGCCGCTTTTCCTCCAGCGATGCGATTACTGTGTTTCCCCCACCGCTCTGTTCCGATGGCGAGTGGCACGAGATGCGCGGCGACATCGTCACCCGCGACGACACCGACAGCCAGATCATGGAGGATCTGCGCCGCATTCAGGTCGGCCTCGTGCCGTGACGACAGGCCCCGAGCGGCGGTAGCGCGTCCCCCGGCCGTTGTGGTATCGACGTCGCCTCATGAACACCACCGCAGGCCACCCCCTCGACGCCCTTCTGGCCGAAGCACGCGAGCGGCTTTCCCGCGCCGAGCGCGAACTGGCCGACGCGCAGTTGCAGCTTGGCACCCTCGAACGAGCGCGCGCCGCAGTCGGCGAGCCGGCGCCAGCGCCAGCGCCGGCCGCGTAACTTACTTCGGTTGCGCCGGCGGGTATGCCTTCGCCGTCCAGCCTTTGCCGGGCACGTAAACCGCGACCACGATCTGATTGGTGAGGTCGCCACCCGGAGGCGGCAGGGCGTTGCTGATTTCGGGAGGAACCTGCGTGCCACCCGCCGGCAGGCTGTTGTCAGGCCGGGCCGGGTCGAGCGGGAACCCGGTGCTCGGGTGGCCACCCCCAGCCGGCAGCCCCTGGTCGGGACGCGCTGGCCTGCCACCGCCCCACCAGGGATGTTCGCCGCCGCCAGCCTCGATCCCGAAGCCAGGGTCGGCCGGGCCTTCCCAGGCCGGCAAATCGTGGCTAGGGCGTTCGCCCGAAAGCGGGGTGATCATCGCGAGGTGAGTCGTGCCGCCACCCTTCGGCTGCGCGCCGCTGGTGGTGGACAGGATCGTGACGGTGGCGAGGAATGGTGCGGACATAACGAAAGTTCCCTTCAGCTTAGAAGCCAATCGTCTATGATGTGGGCGAGACGAGGCACCCAGGCAAGGGCGCCTGCGTCTCTGACCAACGAGCCTTAATGAGAGGATCGTATGGCTGCCAAATCCCTACCTTCCGCTGAATATCTGCACCAGTGCTTTGACTACGACCCTGATACTGGAATGCTGATGTGGCGCACATTGCGACCGCGCGGACATTTTAGAACCGCGCACGGTTGGCATTCCTGGATATCGAAACATGGCGGCAAGCGCGCAGGGCACGTAGAGAACGAGAACGGCTATCTTGTCGTCACGATCAACTATCGAAGCTATAAGGCTCACCGTCTTATCTGGATTATGAACACCGGCAGCGGCCCATCAGAAGAAATCGATCATCGCAACGGAGACAGAGCAGATAATCGGTGGTGCAATCTGCGCCCAGCAACGAAGCAGGAGAATATGTGGAATGCTCCACGACGCAATCAGCGATCATTGCCGAGGGGCGTTTATGCAAAGACCAAGCGCGGTGTCTTCACAGGGCGCTATTTTGCCAAAATCCACTACAACGGAACGGTATTCAATCTAGGGTATTTCGATACCCCACAGGAAGCTCAGACGGCTTACAATTCGTTCGCGAAACCGCTGCGCGGTGGGTTCCATCACCCTGATTTAAAGTAACCACTTTTGCCGCGCTAACCCCACAAGTATGATGACAAGACATATTAGCACAATAACTAATTTGATTATTGGGTCTATGAGAACGGGGCCACGAGCAACCACTATAATAAGATCGACCAACCATGCGGCCAACCACGCGACGACGGCGTAGACGATTGCTCGCTCTTGCATAGCACGGCTGCTCCCCTCTGCCTTAATGACGACTGTCAGCCGTCACGCCGCCCAGACCCGCGGCGGGTTCTCCAGCACGACGACCGCCGCGGCGAACGCGGCCGGCGCCTCGCCCATCCAGGCGGCCATGACGTAGTAGCCGGCCGGCTGACCCTCGATCTCGCCGATGGGATCGAGCGCCACCGTCGCCGGCGGCATCACGTCATTGTCGAAGACCCAGCCTTCGGCCGTGCACGCGCTCTTGAATGCGGCCTCGTCATCGAAACGATGGTAACTGTGGGTCCACATTGAACCGCCCTTTCAGGCTGTCAGTTTTTGAAGTTGGGCGTTCGTCAGCTTGCGCGGGAAGTAGGCGGCGCGGCGCACATCGATGCCCGCTCCGACCGGATTGCCGGCAGCCCCGCCGATCAACATATGCGCGCTCGCGTTCACCGGAAAGTTGGCAGGCGTGATGATCGCGGCAGACTGAATTGGCGTGCGACCGTTGATGCAGAAGACGGAGAAGTCCCCCGACTTGTAGGCGTATGCCATGCGCATCGGCGTGCCGAGCACATACGCGCCGGGAATGGTGTCGAGCGCCAGCCCCTGCGTGCCGCCGACTGTTGAAATCGCCTGTCCATAATAGCTGCAATTGGTGCCGTCGTTTCTAACTTGAAAGATCATCCCGAGCGCTTCGTTGCCGTTGTATGTCGCTATCGTCCAACTGCTTCCCCCAGTGGGAAAGCTGGCATCCGTGAACAGCGTTCCTTGATTAGGGTCGAAGAGCGCCGCATCTAACTGCCCGGTTTGACAGACATCGTTCGAGCGCGTGGCTTGCGCCGCTGTCGTCGGAATGTAGTTTGACGGCCTTGAGAAAATGGTCGCAGGACCACGCACAATCGCCTGCGCGCCCCACAGGTAGATGCTCTCGCCACCGACCGGCAAGCTATTATCCGATGGGCAAGCGGCGTGGTAGACGACGCACGATGGCGAGGAAGTCGTCGATACCGTCAGCGAGCAACGATACCAGCCGTTCGGCCACGGTTCGATTTGCGCCGAACTGTAAGCGATGCCCACGCCGACATTGGGGTGCGAGCCGACCTGACCAGTCGCGAGATTAAACCACGCTTGTCCCGCGCTCGTGCCGTCGTTCAAATTCAGCCGCAGGAAGTTGCTCGCGGCGGCCTTGGCGAAGACCGACACCGTCACGCCGAAGCCAGCGGTGAACGGTCCCGTGCCCTGCACGACGTAGCCGTTAGCTGCGCTGATGCTCAGTAGATCGGCGTTCGTCGTTCCGTCAGGTGCGGTGACGCTCGCGACGTTCGCCGTGATGGAAGAGTTCGATTTCACCCAGATCGCGTTCGTCAAATCCTCTGACCATGTGAAGAGGTTTGTCTCTTGATATTCAAGCCGCAGTCCGAGCGGGTTTCCGCTGACCGGGTCAAAGTTGAATCGCGGGTTGCCAGCCGAGCGCGTGCGCATGATGCCGTTGCGGTCGCAGTAAGTGCCAGCGCTCGCGCGCGTCAGCGGCAGGCGCGGGTCGATGTAGCCGTAGTCGTTCAGGAAGTCGAAAAAGATCGAAGGGCGCGCGTGCATTATCAGGCCGTGAGTTGTTGCATCTGGTCGGCGGAGAGGTAGCGCGGAAAGTAGGCGAAGCGGCGCGCGATAAACGCGGCCGAGGCAGTGATGGTGCTGTAATTTCCGAAGCACGGCGAAACCATGAAGTTGGTCGGCAGACCGGGATACTGCGGCGGCACGATAGTCGACTCTGCGATTGCGCCGCCGTTCGCGCAAATCCCGACCAGCTTCGTGCGCGAGAAACGAGTGGCGAATTTGATCGGCACATCGTAAGCAAAGTTCGGATAAACCGTTGCGGTGGTCTGATAGACACTCGACGTGCCGATTGATGTTTGCAACGCCAAAGTAAGCGGTAGTCGCCCTAACCCGCTGCGCCCGATCTGAAGACCGGTCTGCACCCAATCAGTCCCGCCCGCTGTCACGAAACCGACGCCTGGAGTGTTGAATGCCTTGAACGTGCCAGATGGGATGAGGAAATCGGCGAAGTAGGTTCCTTCGTTCTGGTTGAACGCGCTCGGGTCGATGTTCGCATACGGCAGCGGGAAATTTTCGGCGGCGCGCGTCGCGGCTGCCGATGTCGTCGGGATGTATGCCGTCAGCTTCTGGTCGGTCGTCGTCGTTCCCTCTTGCGTCAGCATTGCGCCCCACAGGTAAGCGCTGTTGCCGCTCGCTGGTGCAAAGCCGTTGGCTGCGCACGGCGACATTGACGCCGTGACCCCTGTGATCGTGTTCGCGGCTGCCTGCAACCCGCAGCGATACCAGCCGTTGCCCCACGCTTGGATTGTCGCCCACTGATATGTGAGCGTGCCTGACCCGAGCAGCGTCGTGCCAACTGCGCCCGCGCTCAAGTCGAACCATGCTGAAACGACATTCTGACCATCGTTCAAGCTGAGCGAAAGGAAGTTGCTTGCGCCGGCTTTGGCGAAGACCGAATAACCGAGCGAGTTGTTGACAGTGAAATTAACCGGCTGCCCGATCGAGGCTGTCGGACCGGTTGAGGCGACGTTGTCGGCGGTCGCGTTGCCATCGGGCGCGGTGGCCGCGTTCACGGTTACCGTGGCGGCTGTCGCGGTCCAGGCGACGTTGGTGAAATCTTCAGACCACAGCAAGAGATTTGTGGACGGACCCTCAAGCAGCAATCCGCCCGGAGAGCCGTCGCCCGGCAAGGTCCAGAAGCGCGGCGTTCCAGCCGGCCTGTAGCGCAGCACCCCAAGGCGGTCGCAGTAGCTCGCGGCCGACGCGCGGCTGAACCTGAAGCGCGGATCGAGGTAGTGGGCGTTGGCGAAGTCGAAAAAAATCGAGGGTTGGAGCATCAGGCGGTCACCTGCTGAAGCTGCGCCGGCGTCAGTCGCCGCGAGAAGTATCCGAACCGTCGGACCGTGACCGGCGCCGCCGCGGCTCCTTGCGCGTTCGCCATCCCTATAAACGGGAATGAGTATGGCGGGTTGAGGTTTGGATACAGCGCGGGCGCGGTGGCAGAGAGCAGCGCCGTGCGCCCGTTCAGCGACAGCGCCAACGTGCTGGTTGAACCGAAGCGCAACGCAACGCGGTTCGGTGCTTCTGGCACGAAGGGAATGGCATCGGCGAGCGCAACCCGGCTGACGCTTGACGCGAGCACGTTCCCTTGCACCGTCAACAGACTTTCCGCCGGATCAATGCTCATGTTGAGCGTCACCGCGTCCGTCATCGTGTTGCTCGTCATGCCCGCGAGAATGTTGCTCGCGCACGCCACCCCCGCGGCCGCGGCGAAGTCGAGGAAGAGAGTGCCCTCGGTCGAATTATAGAGCGCAGCGTCAATGTTTGCGCCGAGCATCGCAGCCGCATCTCCGCCGCGCGCGACCGATGCCGAGGTCGTGCTGATGTAGCTGCTGAGCGCCGCATTCGCCGCGGAAGCGCCGGCCGTGCACAGATTAGCGCCCCAGAGCGAAACCGCGTTGCCCGCGGCCGCCGCGGACTTATCGGCGAAGCAGGGAAACATTGACGCCGTGACCGAGGTCGTTCCTGTGCTCGTCACTGTCAGCGCGCAGCGATACCAGTTGCTGGTCCATTTGCGCATCGATGAAAAGGAGAATAGCAGGTTGCCAGTGCCGTCGATGAACGATCCAGTCGTGCCGCTGATCAGATTGAACCACGCGGTCACCGAGGTGCCGCCGCCAGCCAGTTGCAACGCTACGTAATTGTTAGCCGCCGCCTTTGCGAAGACCGAGAAGACCAAGCACTGGCCAGCGGTGATCGTGACGGGCTGACCGACGTTGGCGGTGATGTCGCTCGCGGTCATGGTGTCGCCGGCGGTCAATCCATCCGGCGATGCGATGGCGTTCGGCGCGAGTGTGCAGCCGGTCTTCGTCCAAGCGGCGTTGTCGAACGCCTCCGACCAAAGCAGCAGGCTGGTCGCACTGGCCTCGCCGAGTATCCCCAGCGGGGCGCCGTCGTCCGGGCTGAACCAAGAGCGGGGCGCATTCGCCGGGCGGTAGCGCAACACGCCGGACCGGTCCGCATACGAGCCGGGCGTCGAGCGCGTGAAGGTAATGCGCGGATCAAGATATCCGGGCGATCCTGTGAAATCGAATGCAAAGGACGGCCGCAGCATCATGATGGCGTCACTACCGTCCAACCGTTCAGCCGGCCCCACGAATAGAGGGCGAAAGCCACCATGGTTATGGCTAGCAACCATAACAACAGCAGCAGCCGGTTCTCCTTCATCAGCCAGTCTTTGATGCGCTTCATCAGGCGGCCGGCGGCGCTTCTCTTGCAACCGGCTCCGCGTGCGTAATGGTCACGGTGTAGGTGCCGTCGCTGAGCACGATGTCCACGCCATCAGCCTTGACAGTGAACTCCGGCGTACCCTTGCCCATCATCGTGAATACGTTCGCGTGCATCTGACAGCCGGTGACGATCATGTTCGCCAGCGTCGCCGTCATCGTCGGGTCTTGCGCCATGTCGATTTTTGCTCCCGTTCTAGAGGTCGGCTGTGAAGGTCAGCGTCTGCGCCGCCCCGGTTGTCTGCCCCACCGTAACAGCAGTTGCCGAAGCCGTCGCGCCGGTCGTCACGAAGCCAGCGCCGCCGCCGGCAACGGTCGGCGTGCCGCGCATCGTGGTCGGCATGACGAGCGTATCCGGCGCGGCGACGGCGGGCACGAACACCGAGAAGGTGTTATAGAACCGCTGGCAGTTGCTCAGGTCGGTTCGTGGATCGACCCGCTCCAACGGCGTTAGAACGCCGATTTCCAATTGCATACCCCAGATCGAGACGGTGCCCGATTGCACGCCGACGCTGCCCGCGCGCGGAGCGACGGTCGTTCCCGCTGAATACCACAAATTGAGTGCGGTAAAGTCGGTGTTGAGCGTCGTTCCCAACACCTTTCCGGACGTGCTCGCTATGGCGAGGGTCACGCTGTATCGCGCCCACGTCGTGCTCAGCGTGACCGCCTGCCCGGTCCCTGTCACTGCCGCTGATGGCGATCCTCCGGTGCCGAAACTCTGATCGGCGGAAACGCCAAGTTTGACCGCAGCCACAGTAGCCTTGGCCCAGAATGAAACGGTGACGCTCTTGTTTGAAAGCCTCCGCACGCCCTCTATGCGCTGCGTTATCGCGTTGAATGCGGTAGCCGTCGCGTTTCCGGTGAAGACGTTTTGCAGCGTGTAGGCCGCGACCTCGTCGCCGATCTGCGTGCGGTCGGCATCGGCCAACGCCGCGATGGTGACGCTCGCGGTGTCGAGCGAAAGCTGAAGCACCCAGCGGTCGGCTGTATAGAGTCCGTTCGCCGTCCACGGTCCCGCCCCGCGTTGCTGCACGTTGAACATCGGATTATGCAGCTTGTTCGATCCGACATCGTTGAAGGCAGGGGCGATCACCGACTGCACGTAGGCCGTGGTCGCGACGTTAGTGCTGTTGTCTGCCGTGCCGGGCGTGGTCGCGGTCGCCGTGGCCAGCGTTGCCGTGCCGCTCACGGTCAGGTTGCCAGAGATCGTGCCGCCAGCGGTCGCCAGCCGTGAGGTATCGCTTGGATGCTGGTGATCCGACCGCGCCCACGCCGTTGTGCTAACGCCCACCGCACCAACGCCACCGTCCATGACCGGTGTCAAAGTTGAAGCGGGGAGCACAGCGGTCACGTCACCAGAGGTCAGCGTCACCGCGCCCGCGCGCGTGTTGAACGTCTGCACACCAGCCGCCGCCGCTGCCGCTGCTGCAAACGCTGTGGTCGCAAGCTGCGTCGTGCTGGTTCCTGGCGCTGCTGTCGGCGCTGTCGGAGTTCCAGTGAGCGCCGGAGACGCAAGTGGCGCGTAAGGTGCGACCAGATTGGTGAAGCCGGTGCCGGACAGCGCGCCGGTCACCGCCAGCGTACCGGGGATCGTCACGCCCGCGAGGGATATGGTCGCAACGTCCGATGTGCCCAGGACGAATACATGCGAAGCGGCGCTGCCAGCGACATAGTTGAGACGCTGCGTTGTGACGTTGAACCCGTAGGTCGTACTGTACAGCGCAACGTGCTTCGACAGATCAATCGTGCTGCCCGCAACCACGCTGCCGAAATTGGCTCCATAATTGGCGTGTGAGACTGGCGTGTAGAAGTTCGCGCTGCCTGCCGTCAGATCGAGGCGCGCGACCGGAGCCGTCGTCGTGTCGGAATAGGCAGGCATCGCCATAAAGCGAAGCGCGCCGCCGCTGTTGATGATGCCGAGAAGGTTCGCGCCCGCGTTGTCGGTCAATCCGAGAGCCGGGTTGTTCTGGCCCGATGAAGTGGTCAGCAGGAGTTGCTTGCCAGCGTTCCCGGAACTCCATTGATTGAGATTGATGAGCGTCGTCAGACCGGTGCTTGTGCTGCCAGCGAGCGTCGTCGTCCCGGTGACCGTCAGGTTGCCGCTGACGATCCCGCCCGTGATCGGCAGCACCTGCGACCACGCGGCGTTCAACCGCCCGTAGGTCTTGCCGTCGCTTGGCGCGTCGGTGATCCCGCCGCCGCCGCCGCTGCCGAGTAGTTTCCAGACGGCTGCACCGGTCGTGGCGTTAGAGCAGAGATACCAGTTGTCGGCGATCTGATCGTGCCAACGGTTGCCCTCGCGCACTCCGCATGTCGTCGCATCGTCGGTAGCGGTCGGCGGGCCGGCGGCGAGAAAGACGACCTCGCTTCCGCCCATCGATGAGGGATAGTTGGCCGTCATTTACGCGTGCTCGAACCCAGCACCGGAGCGGCAGATGTAGCCGCTGATTGCCGTCGCCACCGTCAGGTTCGCCGCTGCGCCGTCGATGGTGTCAGCGCCCGTGCGCGCGAGCGTCAGGTTTGCGCCTGACCGGTTCTTGTAGCGCACGAACCAGTTCCACGGCACGTCACTTGAGAGCGGCAGGGTCCATGTCAGCGTGCCGGCGGTGGCGACGAACAAGCCGCCGCGATCCTGACTGACGAACTGATATGCCGCGCTGAGGTTGGTGACCTGAATACCAAGGAGCGGATCAACATCAAGGAACGCTGCCGCGCCCAGGAATGCACCGAGCGGAACCCGGTCAGGATCAGGCACGCCGATGCCCTGCGTTCCGCCCGGTGCGATAGCGAGCATTGACGCCAGCGACGACGCTGCCAGCCCCGCCTGTTTGATGGCATCGACATCGGCCGCCACCGCCTCGGCGACCACGTTGGAAACGTCGTTGAGATCAGGCACGAAGACTGTTCGGTGACCGCCGTTGGCGTAGTCGTTATAAGTTCGAACACTAAGCCGTGCCCGGGCATCTGCGCTCATAGGACCTCCTCCACCTCAAAAGCTGCCGAATGGATTTTCCAAGTTAGCTGCTTGAGCGGGTCCATCTTGCGCAGCCTGCCGAGCAAATTGCGCTTGAAAAAATACTGGTCATCCATGTCCGGAATAACCACGATCTGCCCGCTGTTCTTGACGACGCGCTGGATTTCGAAAACGACTCCGAACGCCTCCTGATGCGTCAATGCACCAAGCGAGAAGTTGAAGATGCGCGCGCTCGGGCGCGAGTCGTAGTAGAGAACGCCGCCTAGCGATTGCTCTTCTTGGTCCCGCGCCTCCCATATCGTTGTCGCCCCGTATTCGAAACTGAGCGGCGGCACCCATAACTGCCCCATCCACAGCCTCGACATCTGCACATAGCCGGCCGAGTTCGCGGTGTCAGTGATCTGGATCGACCAATACCGGGCCTGATAGTTCGCGCCGGCGTCGTGCCAGAGCGACGACGGATAATTCGCGATGTTGGAGTCGATTGCGTAGCCCATCCACCAAGAGTCGTATTCAAACTCAAGGTCGCCCGGCAGGAACACGGGCGGCCACACCGGCAGCGATCCGCTGCTGTAGACGTCAGAGCCGGCCGGTGTCGTGCCAGCGTAGATAGTGTAGGTCGCAGCGGCCGAAAAATTGTGCCGGATCAGCGCAAGCATGCGGACGTTGACGTTGGTGGCCAGCAGGTCGATGCGGATCAAGGTCGACGTCGTCAGCGCGTTGGTCGAGCGCGTGACTTTCGACATCATCGTTTGCTGAAGGTTCGACAGCGGCAACGTCGAAACCCACGAGCCGCCCGAGAGTGTGGCGGCGTCCGAGAGGTTCTGGAACGAGATGCCGATTGATTTCATGGCGGGATGATATCAGCCCCACAGGTCAAGTGTCAGTTCGTGTTTTCGACCGTCGCTGCTGATCCCGACGACGACGAAGAGGCGCCCCGCGTCATAACCGAGGCGATGTGTCACGATTTGCACGATGGAGCCAAGTTCCAGAGCCGCCTTCGTCTCGTCGAGCCGCACCGCTGCCTTGACGAAGTCGCGTCGCACTTTGTGCAGCGCCAGCGTTCGCGCCGCTTCAGCGTTAGCATCCGCTGCAACTGTCAGGCAGGTATCGCGATAGAGGCGCGCGGCGAGCGGGTGCACCGTCTGCACGCTGAAGTCGACCGCGTTCGCGGTGCGGAATTCCTGCGTTACATCCGCTCTGATTCCGGGGCCGAGAGAGCCGGCCACCTCCGAGGTTCCGAGAACGCCAGCATAGTGCTTGTAGCGGAGGAACACGTTGAATACGGGCATGCCTGCTGTCGGATCGGCGGTCGCCTGACTGTCGATGTCGATCAGGTCAACGTCGGTGAACACCGCAGCCGGCGTCCCCGAGGGGGCAATAAGCTGCCCGATTGTCCACGTGTTGATGCGCGTCGGGGCGAGCCAACAGCCGCCCGAAAGCAGGATTGCATCGATTGCCGAGTGCACGGTGTTGCCAGGACCGATTTGGGAGGCAATCACGGGGTGTTTCAGCGTCGATTGCGGCGTTGCCGCGCTGCCGCCTCCCGCCTGCCCCACATAAACCCCGCACTCCGCCGGGAATGCGATGTCGAGCGCGGCAAAACTGGCGTCACAGGAGGCCGCGGAGATGCCCCCGCGCTGGGTTAGGATACGCTTGGTAATTCCGGCAACGGTGTTGACGTATCCGGCCGCGTTGTCGCCGTGCACGTGCGCCGTCACCTTGCCAGGGATCAGCCCGAGCCGGAACAATCCGAGTGCCTTGCAGGTGCTGTAGCGGCCGGGCGGGGGCTGGTTCGGCGTCGTGCTCAGGGTCGCGAGGTCGGGATAGTCCGCCGCGAACGACAATCCTGCCGCCGGCGAACCGGACGGCCCGCCATTGCCGCCATCGAACACCGCATCGATGCTCTGCACCGCGCCGTCGTGCACCTGATAGATCAGCAGCGCCGTGTTCACGCACACCGGCAGCACGTGAAAACAGTGGCCGTAGCAGAGTGGCTTTGGCTGGCCGATGATGTCATCGACCGTGCCCTCGGCGCCGTTCGGCAGCACGTTGTTTCCCAGGTAGAGCGTCTGCTGCACGGGGATATCGAGCAGCATCAGGTTGTCGCGGAGCCGCAGCGTCACCTTGGAGGCCGAAACCTCTACCTGCTCGACCGTGCCGTTGATGAAGGTGGTGAAGCCGCCTGGGTAAGCGGCGCCATGCTGGCCCACCCGAACCACGCATATCCTGCCGTCCATGCCCAGGTCACGTAGCGGGCACAGCGCCTGATCGGCGTTGTTGAGAATGATCTCGCCGTAGCCCTGCGTCGAGCCGCCCAGCACCCTGGCGTCGGCGAAGGCGGTGCGGGTGAAGTTGCACGGCTGCACCACACGCGGCTCATAGAGCGTATTCGGTGGCGTCTCGCTCGGCAGCGTAGCGAAGCCGACGCCCGAGCAGTAGCGAAGGGTGGTGACGCCGGGGATGGTCTGATCGTAGGCGTTGACCTCCACAAGGTAGATGAGGTCAGCCACGCTTTTCTTGCGCCCGGATCAGAATGATCGTGCAAAGCCCGGTGGCCGTCTTCGTCCCGCCATTGTCGCGGCAGAGCCGCCCCAGCAGATCGGCCAGCGCCACCATCATCTGACCGTTCGGCATCTCGGGGAACTCGGCCGACAGTGCATCGAGGAGCGCGATTACCCTCGCCTCGCTTGCCGCGCCCGCCGCGGCCGCGTTGGTGTCCGCGACGATCCCCGCGAGAGTGGCCGCGATGCTCACGCCGCCACCGCCCGGCGCAGGGTCGAGCGCATGTCCTGAATGTCGCCGCGCATCAGGCGCAGTTCGTCGCGCAGCACGATGGCCACCTGGGCGAAAGCCGCGCTCACATCGCCGCTGTCCCGTTTGCCGCCGATAGCCGCGACGCCAAGCCGCCCGTCAGGGCCTCGCGTCAGCGGTAGGACCGCCTCCGGCCCCGCTTCGCCCATCAGCGCCATCGGTGCGGTGGTCGCCTTAGTGACGACGCCGCCGAGCGCGAAAGCCGCCACCGACTGCCCGGCATTGAACACGTTGCCCCGCGCCGATGGGAACGGGTTGCCGCCGGTATTCTGCACGATCATCGCCAGATATTGGTCGCCCGCGTAGATCAGTTGGCCGATCGCCAGCAGTTGTTTATAAGTTGCGTCGGCGCTGGTCGTCATGGTGGCGAGAAGCATCGCGCTTGTGGACGTGTCCGATGCGACATTGTCGACCCCGGTCGAGACGCCGCCGACGCTCGTGTCCACGTTTCCGACGCTCGTGTTCACGGCATTGACGTTGTCCGCGATGGTCTTGAGAAGGCCGAGAAGCTGCGCGTTGTAGCTCTGCACGACCGGCAGATCGCCGAGCGATTTTTTCACCATCGCCACAACGTCCGCGTATCCCTGCCCGGAGCCGAACATCAACTTCGCCGCGTTCAGCAACGCATCGGCGTTGTTAGTGATGCTGTTCAGTGCATCGGAGTTTCCGGCCCCCGCCAGGGTCGCTTGATCGGAGAAGATTTTTTGTGCCGCCGCGTATTGGTTAACCGGAGACGCGGCTCCCGCCGTGGTCGCGTTCAGCTTGTCAATGTATTCCTGTATCGTCCGGCCGATGGAGTTGGTGACGGCGGCGGTCGCCTTTGCCTGATCGTTCAGCGCGGCAATCTCCAGCTTCTGGGTCTTCAGCAGCTTGTCATATTCCGCCGCCATTTCCTCCGTGGAAAAGCCGTGCGCGATCATAAAATCCCTTGCCTGCAAGGTCGCTTCGTAAGTGCTCTCGATCAATGTCCAATAGGCAACCTGCGCTTTCTTTGTTGGATCGTCACCAGCCTGGGCGGCCATCAGGGCGAGTTGGTTCTTGACTTGGAATTCCCGCTTTGATTCGTCGTTGGCGGCCGCCGATGCCGCGCGCGCGGCCTCCAATGACGTCGACAAGGCGGTGATATATGGCGCTGCGTCGGATGCACTCACCCCAAGTGCTTTCAGGGTGTCGCTCAGGCTTTTGATGGCGGTGAATTCGTCCGCTGCCTGCTTCGCGATCTGCGCGCGATACGTCATGCCGCTTGCGTTTAGCGCGTCGATAACAGCCTGCGATTCCGCGGTGGTAATTTGCAGCGCGTTGGCGTCTTTTATGCTTTGAATAGAGAGATCAATTGCATCGCCCAGTTTGCTCACCCACGGCGCGGCGTCTGCCGCCGACAGCCCGAGAGATTCAAGTTGCGATTGCAGGTCGTCGAGCTGCTTTTGCTTTCCGCTGCCCATGCCGTAGGTCTGCGCCTCGTAGGTGCGGCCTTGCGCGGTCAGCAACGCTTGATTGACGCTCCCCGTCGCTGCGGTCACGGCGTCAGCTTGCGCTTGTCTGATCTTCGCCACCCCGTCAGCGAGGTTGGACGACAGCTTGTCCGTCGCCAGCCCGTAGCTCTGCGCTTTCGAGATGGCGTCGGCGTAGGTTGTGTTCAGCGTGTTGACCGCGTCGTCATACTGGTTGGTCTTATCGGCGGTCTTCGAAAGCTGCGCGTAGGAACCAGTGACGAAGGTCACCATGTCTTGCAGCGCTTGCGTGCTCTGCACTACGCCGCCGCTGTTAGCGAGCGCTTTGGCGAGGTCCGATCCCTCCGGTCCGGCAAAACGCAACTGCCCCGACACTGCCTCGTCGAACGTCGCCGGCTGCACTGCCGTGTTGCCCTTGCCGAGTATGGCTCCGGCGGTAGCGGTGATTCCAGTCGCCGTCATGAAAGCGTTTAACTGCGCGATTTTGGTCTGCGCATCGTCGTAGGCGGCTTTTAGCCCTGCGGTGTCGGAACCGATGGCGCGGTCGATCGTTAGCTGACCGCCC